GGATTGATCCTGATCTTGCATTTCCGCTCATATCCAATGTAAGAGATGTTGATGCTGTACCATTGAAATTAGTAGCATACATTGTGTTAAATCTATTTGATGCGCCGCCAATGTCAACTGTTTCAGTTCCAGATGCACTAGCATAATTTGAAAATGTACTATATCCAGGTAAAATAGCAGATGCTGTAATTCTTAATGGCATCTTTTGTGCTGAACTTGGATTTTGAACTTGAATATAAATTTGTTGACCTTGGGTATTTGCTATAAGTCCTTTATTGTCATCTACAATTTTTAATTCTAAATCATTAGAATCACCAATAGCTAAACCAATATCAGCAAATTCTGTAAGACTTGTAAATGAAGTTGAAGAACCAGGTGTTGACACTACATAATTACTTGCGTCAATACCATTTAATTTAAGTGAATTTGAAGCAGTGCCCCAGAAATAATGATCTGTACTTGTAACACCGCCTGTGCTATTAATAGTATTCTTTAAAGTGATACCTTTTCTAATAACATCAAACCCAGGGTAATCAGATGCATCTTCTGTTCCAATAGTAAATGATACATTACTTATGATGTGTATAACTTCGTCATTTACAACACTTTTTATGACTGATCTTGTTGTTCCTACATTATCTCTAATACTTGCACTTTGGAATTGTGTTACTGTTTCTCCAACACCTTGTGGACCAACTAATACAAAGGACGATCCATTATAGGCATATAATTGTTCATTGGTTTGATCCCACCAAAAATCACCTTCTGAAAGTCCGGCTGGGGTAGAGCCGCTGACTTCAGCACCGCCTGTAGTGCGCCATTTTGTGCCATCATAAAATTTTAATTTACTATTTGTTGTATCAAACCAAATTTGTCCTGTAAGTGCTTTAGGTGGTTGATTCCCGCCAGCAAAATTTTCTAAAAGAAATACAAAGTTTTCATTTTGTATTTCACCGTATCCAGCGTAATTTTTACCTACTAATTTTAAATCAGTAGTCTGGTCAAGTGTTCCATCCTCGACCACTGTAAGCTGGGCAGTGTTATATTTGTTTATCGTATATGCCATTTTTTACCCCTTGCATTATAATTATTTATCGCATTTTGTATTAAGTTACACTTTGCAACACTGCTGTCTGGAATACCCATGCACCGCCCCCAGTTTGATATGTATAAATGTATCGTGTTGCTGACAGGTTTACCACTCCAGATGCGTTATTTGATGCTGAAATATTTTGGACTACTGATTCAGTCCCTGTGCCTGTTGCATCTCTTACAGCAATCTTAGACTGTGTTAGCACTCCTGCTGTATCTGGATTAAGTGTTACAGATACATCAATACCACTCACTGTAGATCCACTATATGTTGTTGCTAAAACAAAACATGTTGTACCATTTTCTAGTGTAGTTGGATCTAAGAAGGTGGTAAGCAATGTTTTTATACTATCTTGTGGGCCAAAATTAGTTGTTCCATCAAAACTACTTATAGGACTCGGACTGCTTAACCCTGTTATATCCATAGAAATGTGTCTTGTTTCATTTCTAATTTCGCTATCAACATAGGTTTTAGTTGCTGCGTCAGCACCTACTGTTGGTTGAGCAAGACCTGTTATTTTTTGACTATCTATTGTAATATCGCCGCCTGCAACAATGTTCAATCCTGTTCCGTTTAATCTTGTTATTGTTGCAGCATTTAAATTTATATCATCAACTGTAAGTTCTGATAGTGTACCTAGACTTGTGATACCGCTTGCTGTTGTAACTGAGCTACCTAATTCTGTGCGGCTTAATACATTTGTGCCATCTATTTTTAAATGTGCAACAGTATTATTAGGATTTGATCTTATATCAATATCTTGATTTGATGTCCAACTTGCTGTTGATTGTGTCCAAGTAAAATCTTTTGATCCTTGTGTACTTCTTACAATTATACCTGCGCCGTCAACTTGTGTATCATCGCCTTCAGTGCTATCATCTAAAAGAGCTAATTCTATATTTTTGTCTTCTACTCTTAAAGTTGATGTATTTAAAAATGTAGAATCACCTTGTACTGTAAGATTTCCACCTATTGTTAAATTGCCTGAGAAATTACCATTGCCAGTTACATCTAAATTAGCAGTTGGAGCACTATTCCATAAACCTATCCTATCTGCACTACTATCAACATAAATTGCATTTTTAAAACTACTACCTGATTTTACTCTAATTGCCAAATCTCGATTACTTTGCTGGGTTTCAAGTAAAGTTGTTGTTCCTGCAATTTTTGTAATGAAATATTCAGTTGCACCAACACCCACACTTAGTCCTGCACTGTTTTTAATTTTTATACTGCCAGATGTCTCAGCATTTTCGTCTGATGGTAAAAAGTTGGCTGCAGTTTTTACAACACCAGCATCATTTAGCAGTCCTTGTGAACTGGTTGCTATGCCGTTCCAGTGAAAACTATTTTCAACAGGATTGAAACCTTTAAGTATAAGCTGTCTTTTTGGTGAAAATGTATCATCGGCCCATACTGGAAATCCAGCTATTGCATATTGTACTGGAATAATAAATTGTGCCGGAGAATAAATACCCACAAGTACATCTCCTAAAAATAATTTTAAGATTGTACGTTGTACGTCTGTACTATCTAATTGACTAGCTACTTCAAAACCTGTTTTACCTTGAGAAGAACTATACGGAGGTCCTACTAAAGTTAAGTCAGTTCCGTCCCATATATATAACTTATTGGCTTCATTGTCGATCCATATGTCGCCAACATTAAGATTGCTAGGTCGTGTACTACTTACTATCGAACCTGTAGCAGGTCTAAAACTTACTCCATCGTAAACTTTTAATCTATTATCTTGTTTATCAAACCAAAGCTGGCCAACCATAGGTGTAGTTGGCTGACTGGAAGATGCAAAATTCTCCATAAGTTTGATAAAGTTTTCATTCAAAAACTCTCCAAACCCTTTGTAATTTTTTCCTATTAGAGTTAGGTCAGTGGTATTTGTGTCAAGGATACCATCTGTAAGATCAACTAGTAATTGCCCATCTGTTCTATTTAATCTGTAACTCATCTTATGTTCCTGTATATATAATATAATTTATTGTGATAGTCGGATTCATAATATTAATTGCATTTCCTAGAGTTTGTATACCTTGAGTTAATACTCCTCCGCTATTAGGATATGCTTGTCCTGCTCCCGTTCCTGTAGGTGCATCATAAATAATCGCTTCATTATCGTTAGGTGTACCACTAACATCTCTGATTGCATAATATTGATCGCCACTATCACCACGTAAGTCGTGCTCGTGTTCTGGCAAATTCTCTACTTGAATTGTAACATCTTCGCTTCCGTCTTTTGCTCCTACCACATCAGCTGAATTAGCTGTTACAGTATCAGCACTTGTACCGCCCATATTATCTGCACCCATTGGCACTCTTCCTCTTAGATCTGGAAGGCCAAATTTTCCTACAGTAGGACTTGCTTTATATGTGTCACCTATTATGTCATACAAAGCACTATATTGTGCTCTATCAACTTCACTACCATCACAAAGCAACCATCCAGAAGGTGCTGTTAAACCTGCGTAAGGTGCAAGTAGTCCTATAGGTGTTCTAGGAACTGCTGATAATAAATTAACTCTTGATATTTTCTTAAGTCCGGTATCACCACTAGTTCTGTTAACTAAAAATTCATCATCTGCTTGAGATTGAGCAACATTTGGTTTTCCTGCAATTAGCTGGTTGCTAATAGATGTTTGAAAAGTTTTTACGCTTCCGCCAGTTTGTCCGTCAAAGATAATGTCTGCTGCAGAAACATCACCTGCAATTCTTAAAGTGCTTGCAGAAGTTAATTTGTCTGCACTTCCTGCTCGACCACTGACAGTACCACTTACGTTTCCTGTTAAATTTCCTACAAATGTAGTAGCAAACATATTTGCATATTTGGTAGCAGAACTACCTACATTTCTTGTATTGTTTTGATCTGGTAAAACTTGTGTAGTTGTAATTGTACCTGTTACATCTAGATTTTCACCTATGTTTAAATTTTTTGCAATACCTACACCGCCTAGTGTGATAATACTTCCTGTACCAAATGTATCACTTTGTGTAGTATCATTTATTTTTAGAAACCCGCTTGCTTGTAAATTACCTGTTACATCAAGTGCTTCATCTGGGGCAACATTATTAATACCTACCTTCAAACTACTGTCAACTCTAAGTGCAGTCTTAAGTAAACCGTCATTTTTTACTTGGATATCAACACTTGAACCAGCAATATTGTGTTTAATTATGCCGATATTACCTTCAACACCAATATTCATTTCAGCATTTATACCGTAATTGATACCTGTGTTATTTTGAACATTGATTGGAAATGCTGTAGTACTAGCAGTATCTCCTCTTAAGAAATTGCCTGCAGCAACTGTATTTCCTGCAACAATAAGACCTTCTGCTTTCTCAGCAGTTCCATAGAACTTAGGTGCGCCATCTCCTGAAATATTTGCTGTACTTAAATTAACACCAGGTTGTAATGTGCTAAATCCCGGTATTACAATTTTTGGTGTAAAACTTTGAGTGCTGATAAGAGCAACTGGAGATGCATCAACTTCTATTTGTAAAACATTATAGGTTTGATCATCTGTACCTACTATACTTAGTGGTGATGCTCCAGTTGATAGTCCATCACTAAATTCAGGTCCGACTAATACCCATCCAGAACCTGTATAAAGATACAACTGTTGGTTATCAGTGTCTGCCCATAGATCGCCTATTTGACTTTGAGATGCTTGTGGTTCATTAGTAGCCTTCTTTAATCCTCCACTTGGAATCCAATTTGTTCCATCATAAACTTTTAAAAGTTCTATTCCTGGTGTAGAATCGTACCAAAGTTGTCCTTCAACTGGCCTAGCAGGTGCAGTGGGTGCTGCAAAATTTTCTAATAAATGTAAAAAGTTAGTAGCAATAGCAGGACCATACGCAGTTTCATTTCTACCTGGTATACTTAAAGATGTTTCTTGATTGATAGTCCTATCTTCAATTGTAATAGTACCCTTGTTAGCCTGATCTGTATAAGCAATTTCGTATGCCATCTATTATTCCTCAGCTAGTCCGCTTAAACTTTGAATTCTTACAGTGTAATCGATTTGTATCAATCTGTTTAAACTTTTTTGTACAGGATGAAAAATTACATGTGTTAGTAAGTTTCCATTACCATTAGGGTTCCAACTTTTCAAACCTAATTCATCAAAAACATATAAACTATTTGTGTCTGTTGCTGTGTCAAAAGCATCTTGTCCGCTAGGTTCTCCATAGTCTAATAAACAAGTAACTAAAACGTCTGTGTAATTTGTGCCGCTTATGTGACGTGTTTCAATTTTATTTCTTACAGGATCTAAATTATTAATACTACTATCATCAACTACTTTTGTGTATGTTTGATTATATAAACTAGCGTTAGTTCCTGTACTATTAGGTGTTAGATATGTGATTATACCTGTAGGATCAACACTTGTACCACCATTACCGAAGCTCATTTCATATATCCATCCTTGACCGGCATTTCCAATGCTCTCTGCAAGTGCAATACTCATATTTTCGTAGTGAATTGCATTGCGTTTGTTGATATAGACTTCTTGAGTTTCTGGGTCAAAGATCTTTATGTGTCCTTGTACCATTATACCGTTGTTTTCATGTAATTTATCTGTCATTTTTATATCCTACAGTGTTATTTATCCTGGCAAGTCAACTGTTGTTGCACGTAAGAATTTAGCAATATCGTTATCAGAATCTGCTAATCTGGTGCCTAGATCGCTCCAAATTTTTCCTTGCTTCCTTATTATTATAATTTTTTGATTTTCAGCTGGTATATCTAATAAAACTAGTTGATTATCGTTTGTAATTTGGAATTCAGCTGGTAAAGTTACATCACCTTCTGGCGAA